TATTTACAAGGTGCAGATGCGTATGGTGAAAATAATTGGAAAAAGGGTATGAAACATTCAGTACTTTATGATAGTGCTATGAGACATTTAATGCAAGATTTTTCAGGTGATGATACAGAGGATCATTTAGGTGCAGCTTTATGGAATATTATGGGTATGATTTGGAATAGAGATAATAAATTAGATATGGATGATAGAAAAAATTATCAATGAAATATAAAATATACACAACGACCAAAGGTAAAAAAGAAAAAACTGCTTTATATGAATCGGTAAAGATTAATTATTACCAACTACCTATACACTATGAAGAAGATAATACGAAAAGTCTGCAATTATGTTATAATAAATTTTTGGAAGACGCTAGACGCAATAGTATTGATATCGCTGTTATTGTCCACGATGATGTATTCATTAATTGTAGCGACCTGCTTGATAGGCTGGCTAGGGCTTCTAAAATGTATACGGTTTTTGGCTTGGCTGGTGCTATATCCTGTAAGATTAGCGACCCAGCTTTATGGCATCTTATGTCGGAAAGAAAAGACCACCGTGGGTGTGTGGCTCACGGAACGAGAGAGCATTACTCTTATACTTCTTTTGGTCCTTTACCTAGTAGGTGTTTACTTATTGACGGCGTTTTTATCGGGGTTAATATTAATAATCTCCCTACAAAGGTAAAGTTTGATGAATCGTATCCATCTAAGTTTCATTTCTATGATTTAGACTTTAGTCTGGAATGTAATAAAAATAATGTTAAAATAGGTGTAGTGGATATACCGATAATACATCAAAGCCCTGGGTTAACTAAACCTAACAATGAATTTTATGAAGGTCAAAGATATTTTATAAAAAAATGGAAAAAATAGTATTAATAACAGGAGGTTTCGATCCTCTGCATTCCGGTCATCTTGCTTATATTAAAGCAGCTCGTAAACTTGGAGATAAACTAATAGTAGGTTTAAACTCTGATGATTGGTTAGTTCGTAAAAAAGGTAAAAACTTTTTACCTGAAAATGAACGTTATTCAATTATATCATCTATTAGATACGTAGATGGTTGTATTTTATTTAACGATACTGATGATACAGCTACTGAGGCTATTAAAAATGTTAAAATGCTATACCCATATTCACAAATAATTTTTGCTAATGGTGGTGATAGAACAAAGGAAAATATACCAGAAATGATTTTTGATAATGTAATTTTCATGTTTGGTATTGGTGGTAAAGATAAAAAAAATAGCAGTAGTTGGATATTACAAAAATGGGAAAAGTAATTAAACCGTTATGGGGCTGGTACAATGTCTTATCTGAAGGTAAAGATTATAAAATTAAAACTTTACATATTAAGCCAGGTAAATCATTAAGTGATCAAAGACATTTTCATAGAAATGAACATTGGTTTATTTTAGAAGGAGAATTATCTCTTAACGGTGATATATATCACAAAAATGATTTCATTAATATACCAGTTGAAAAGTGGCATTTACCAGCTAATATTAGTAATAGTATGTGTGTTATTTGTGAAATACAATATGGTGATAAATGTATAGAAGAAGATATTGAAAGAAGATAATGGAAGAAGTAGGTAGATTAGATTTAGATTATTACGAACAAGTAATAATATATAAAGGTTTAACTAATGAACAATTTTTAGGTAAAATAATTGATCATTTAAAACCTGATTACTTTAATGATAAAAATATTAGACAGATTTTTACTTTAATAAAAAATTTTTATATAAAGCGTAATACATTACCTACTACTACTGAATTAAAATCTTACTTAGTTAATGATGAGTTGAAAGATAGTTTTAAAACTATTGTAAAGAATTTTGTTAATATTGATAAAAATTTTAATGATAAAGAATTAGAATATAATACAGAAAGATTTTTAAAAGAAAGAGCAATTTATAATACTATGTTGTCAGTTGCTGAAGATGTTAGTCAAGGTAAAGTAGATACTAGTTTTATATTAGATAGTTTTGAAAAAAGTTGTAATGTTAATCTGCAAAGTGAATATGGTTTAGATCTGTTTGATGACATTCAAACTTTAATTGATGATTTAAATACAGATCAACCTACTATACCCACGGGTTGGAAATGGTTAGATGATAAAATTGATGGTGGTTTCTTAGAAAATGGTAGAGCATTATATGTATTTGCAGGTGAAACTAACGTTGGTAAATCAATATTTTTAGGTAATATAGCAACTAGTATAGCAAATTTAGGTAAAACAGTATTAGTTATAAGCTTAGAGATGTCTGAATTAATTTATGGTAAAAGATTAGCTTCTAATATATCTAGAATACCTCTTAGAGATATGAGAGGCGAGAGTAATAATTTAAAATATCAAATTGAAACTCATAGTAAAGATAACCCAGATAGTAAAATCTTAATTAAAGAGTTTCCTCCTAGTTCTATAACCCCGCAAATGATACAAAGTTATGTTACTGAACTAAAAAATAAAGGAATACAGATAGATGCTATAGTATTAGATTATTTAAATTTATTAAAAAGTTCAGTTGGAAATAATTCATATGAACGTATTAAGCATGTTACAGAAGAGGTACGAGCGTTAAGTTATGTATTTGAATGTCCTATTATTTCTGCTACTCAATTAAATCGATCAGGGTATGATGAAGAAAACCCTGGCCTAGATACTATATCAGAATCTATAGGGATGGCAGCTACTGCAGATTGTATATTTAGTATTTTTCAGGATGAAGAAGATAAAGAATTAGGTATTGTTAAAATGGGTATGATGAAAAATCGTTTCGGTGCTAATTATGGTACACAAGCATTAAGAATTAATTATGATACATTAACTATAACTGAAGACGATTCGTTAAATACTGGGGATGATAGTGGTAGTGATCTATCAGATCTTACTAATACTCTTAGTGTGTTGAGTAATTAGAAAGAGGAACTAAATAAAATTAATGCCG